AGACTTCAACAAATGGGATGATAACTTAAATCTATTCTTTGAACAAGCAAAAGTTATAGATAATCTTATATTAGGATTTGGTTGTGCCCATAATAGTCTAAGTCTTCCTTATTTCAAAGACTTTTTGGTACATTTGAATAATAAGATTAGTAAATTTGAATTTGATAAAGATATTATAATGCATCAAAACTGGGTAGATAATCCAGAACATTTAGCAGTATCGGCATTAGACCCAATACATGCAGATAAGATAGATGAACAAATAGATTACTTTAAGAACATGCCAGGTAATTTTTTAAATAAACAAAGATATATATCTTTGATGCATACTATGAAAACATTAGTAGAAAGCGAAGTTCCAGAGAATACTAAGAAATTTGCTGAAATACAGTTTAAAATACTAGAAGATAGACGTAAAATATCGTTTGCTGAACACTTCCCACATTTTAGTGAACTAGTAAATAATTAAAAATGAATTTATTTGATAAATAGTAATATGAAAATACGTGATATATTAGGTGAAAATTTTAGTGGTAGTTTCGCTAGTGTGGCATTTCCAATGACACCGGGAACGAAGGCTAAAGATGCCAGAAAGGCAGTTGATCCTATGGGATATATTACGCCTAAGAAAAAGAAAAAAGAGAACTATAAGATGGGTTTTTCTGCTGATGTAGGTAACTTAGTTTATAATAAGCCTGTCAAGAGTCCAATGATTAAGAGAGCAAAACAATGAAACTTACACAATTAACAGAGAACTTTGTAATCTCAAATGATGAGTTTGAGGATTATTTAAATCGTTCTACTGAACAACTAAAAACAGAATTAGAAGGTGGTAAAAATGCCCGTGATGCGGTACATGATTTAGCACTTACATTTTCTAGCCAACATAATAAATCATATGAGGCATATGAACGTATGTCAGATAGTTTAATGGCTAGAATGCACACATTAGAATTAGGTCAACCTGCAATGGAACCTGGAATGGATGTTCCAGCAGAAGTTCCTGCAATGGACAATCCAGATATGGATGCAGAAGCACCAAGTGATATGGACATGGCTCCAGAACAACCTGGTATGGATATGGAAACACCAGATGCAGATGAAATGCCAAGCGATGAAGAAATGGCAGACTATGATGCAGTAATGGCTAATAAGCCAGATGCTGATGAAGATACTACAGAAGAAAGTATCGATGAATCTTCAAATGCTCTCAAAAATAAAGAAGATTACATGGCAAAGAAAAAAGAATTGCAACGTATTCAGATGGACCCTGACACAAATAAAAACGAAGAACTTAAAAAAGAATTAATGCGTAGAAAAGCAGAACTTGAAGACCAAGCAAAAGCAATGGGTATTAAAGAAGGCACTATGATTGGTGGCTTAATGAAATATGATGGTCAGCCAGAAGAAGAATATTCTAATGCAGTAAAATCATACAATGATTTTATGTCTCAACCTCGCCCAGCAAGTGAAGAAACAAGTGATATGATTATGCAATTTGTTTTTGATGATGAACTACTAGATGATATGTATGTAGCACAAGACGAAGGTAACAAAGACGTTAGAGATATTGTTGCTAAAAGAATGAAAGAACTTGGTCATGCAAATGAATCAGTTTCAGAAGCAGACGAAAAACCATATATTTGTGTACATGCCGATAAAGGCAAACACGAATGTCATGCGACTTCTTCATACGGAGCGGCTAAAAAGGCGGCGGCACATTGGAAGATGAAGTCAACTGCTGGTATCGATGCACATTTGGCAGTAGAAGAATCAGCAATGATTGAAGAAGGTGCAATGGATACTCTAAAGAAAATCGTGGCAGACAAACAAAATATGCCTGTTAAATTTGATGATGGTCAGATGAAAGTAGATTTATTTACTGCATCGGCTGTTACACAGGTTTATGATAAAGTTAACGATGCTAACAAAGAAAAAATTGACAACATGCTAAAAACAAAAGCTGGTATGCTTAAAATTGCAGACTTCGCCATGGGTTCTATGAAAGAAGGCAAACTTGTTGCTGAAAACCCATTAGCTATGGTTAAAAAAGCAGGCCAAATAGCTGGAGCAGTTAAAGGTGGTATTGACAAAGTACGTGGTAAAAAACAAGCAGATACACAAAAAGGCAGAATGGCTCAAGCAGGAGCCAAAGTTGCCGGTGGTTTGGCAAAGAAAGGCCTTAAAGGTATGATTAACTTTGCTAAAGATGAACTAGGCAAAGCAACAGGCGGTCAACTAGGAAAGAAAAAAGTATTCAACTCAGATGATTTTGCAAATAGACTAGTAGACAGATCCGCTAAAATCAACATGTCAGAATACAATGAATTCTACAAGGAACTAGATAAAGCGGCTAAATCAGGCAAAAAAGCTGGTGACTCTATCACAGTTGGTGGTAAGAACATCAAACTAAAATCTAATCCAAAGAAAATGTCAGACCTAACTGACTCAGATATCGCAAAAATCGATGTAGTAGCACAGAAGCTAATGGACGGAAGTTGCGGTTCACATGGAAAAAAACGAAAATAACTATTGACTTTCGTAGTCACTTAATGTATTATAAAAGAGTGTTCTAGAAATAGGGCACTCTTTTTTTAATTTAAGGAGGTGAATTACATGTCAATCGACAATTTAAGTTCAGAGGACAAAGCAAAACTAACTCAGTTAGTTGATGAAGGTATGCAAGTCCTTCAAGAAGTAGATGACCTCAAAGGTGGTCTACGTGACACAATCAAATCAATCGCAGATGAAATGGACATTAAACCTAGTGTTCTAAACAAAGCAATCAGCTTGGCGCATAAAGCCAAACTCTCAGAAGCAAGACAAGAATTCGAAGATGTGGAACATGTCTTAACTACTGTAGGAAAAACTCTTTAATGAGTTATGTTGACGCATTTTATAACAGAGACAAAGATATTGTTCAAGTAGTTGAACGTGTCAATGGAAAACGTGTATACAACGACTTTCCAGCATGGCGTACTTTTTACGTAAAAGATCCACGTGGTGACCATGTAAGTATACATGGCGATAAGGTACGTCAAATCAAATGTAAGCGACTAAAAGACTTACATAAAGAAAGACGAATAAACGCAGGCAAGAAGTTTTATGAGAGCGACTTAAAACCAGAAGTCAGGTGCCTTAGTGAAAACTATAATGGTGTTGACTCTCCTAAACTTCATGTTGCGTTTTTCGATATCGAGGTTGACTTTGATGCAGATAAAGGGTTTGCTCCTCCAGAGGATCCCTTTATGCCTATCACTGCAATTACAGTTTATCTACAATGGTTAGACAAACTTGTTACTTTTGTTATGCCTCCAAAGCATATGCATGAGGGTGAAGGACTAGAAGAAGCAGAACGCATATGTAATCAATTTGAAGATACATTTTTATATCTTGATGAAGTAGATATGATGAATGACTTTATTGCATTGATTGATGATGCTGACGTTGTATCTGGTTGGAACTCAGAAGGTTTTGATATTCCATATACAGTTAGACGTATCACACGTATTATGAGTAAATCTCATACACGTAAATTATGTTTATGGGATTTGTTTCCACACGAAAGACGAGTAGTTAAATTTGGTAAAGAAAGTGTGACATATGACTTATCAGGTCGTATTCACTTAGACTATCTTGAACTATATCGTAAATATACATATCACGAAATGCATTCATACTCACTTGATGCTATCGGTGAATATGAACTTGGTGACAAGAAGATTGCATATGATGGTACACTAGACCAATTATATAATAGAGATTTTTATAAGTTTGTTGAATATAACAGACAAGACGTTGCACTACTAGGCAACTTAGACAAAAAGCTACAGTTTATCGACTTAGCAAATGAAATCGCACATGACAATACAGTTAATATCAAAACAACTATGGGCGCAGTTGCGGTTACAGAACAAGCAATTATCAATGAAGCACATCGTAGAGGTATGGTTGTTCCTGATAGAAAAGCGAAAGATTGGGGCGAAGAGGATGTTGAACCCACAGACGCAGAACTAGAAGAAGCAGAAAAACAAAAAGCCGCAGGTGCCTTTGTGGCTAATCCAAAAACAGGCATTCAGCGATGGGTATCGGGTATTGATATCAATTCACTTTATCCTTCAATTATTCGTGCATTGAACATGAGTCCAGAAACTATTGTTGCACAACTTGAACCAACTCTAACAGAAAAAATGATTGGTGATAGAATTGCGAATGGTAGACGAGGTGGCAGTAAAGGTTTCGGAGCGGCACAGGCTTGGGAAGATACGTTTAGTGCGGAAGAATTTAGACTAGTCAATGAGAAAGACAAGACAGAAAAAATTAATCTTGTATTAGAAGATAATAAAGATAGCAGAAATGAAATGACTGGTGCAGAAATACATAATCTTGTATTTCATAGTGACTTGCCATGGGCAGTCACTGCCAATGGTACAATACTGAAACAAGACGTACAAGGTATTATTCCAAGTTTGTTAGAACGTTGGTATGCTGAACGTAAAGTATTACAAGCAAACAAGAAGAAAGCTATTGATGAAGGTGATAAAGAAGCTATTACGTTCTGGGATAAGCGACAACTTGTGAAAAAGATTAACTTAAACAGTTTATATGGTGCGATTCTTAATCCCGGTTGTCGTTTCTATGATAAACGTATTGGTCAGAGTACGACTCTATCTGGTCGTTGTATTACAAGACACATGGGCGCCAAAACTAATGAAGTAATCGCTGGTGATTATGATTACAAAGGCGAGTCCATTATATATGGTGATACAGATAGTATCTATTATTCTATGTATCCTGTTTATAAGGAAGACATCGATGCAGGCAAGATTGAGTGGTCTAAAGAAAAGGTTCTAGAACTGTATGATGAAATTGCAAATCAAGTCAATATAAGTTTTCCTGACTTTATGAAAGACTTCTTTAATGCTCCACGTAAACAAGGTGAGATTATTGCGGCAGGTCGTGAAAACTGTGCAACTATGGGTATCTTTATTAAGAAGAAACGTTATGCTATGCTAATCTATGATGATGAAGGCGTAAGAAAAGACGTAGATGGTAATCCTGGTAAAGTAAAAGCTATGGGTCTTGACTTGAAACGTAGTGATACTCCTGATTATATGCAGAACTTTTTGAGTGATGTACTTGTTACAATTCTAACAGACGGTACAGAACAAAATGTAATCGATATGGTTAAAGAATTTAAAAAAGAATTTAGAGCAAAGCCTGGTTGGGAGAAAGGTACTCCTAAACGAGTTAATAATCTTACTATGTACAAAAACAAAATACAAAAGATTATGAAACAACAAGGCAGAGATTTTAAATTAGAAGGTGCAGACAACAAGAAAGATAAGGTACATCTTCCAGGTCATGTTAGTGCGGCTCTTAACTGGAATACATTACGTGAACTAAATGGTGATAGGTATTCTATTGAGATTGTTGATGGTATGAAAACTATCGTATGTAAACTCAAGCCTAACGCATTGAAAATGACAAGTGTTGCATATCCTATTGATGAGAATAGAATCCCAGAATGGTTTCAAGAACTTCCTTTTGACCATGAATTAATGGAAACAACAATTATTGATAAGAAACTAGACAATCTTATTGGTGTCCTTAAATGGGATCTAAGTGATGCAGATGCATCAGAACAATTTCAAAGTTTGTTTGATTTTTAATATGTGTAAAGTAGGAATATTAGGGTCTAGTTATAGTGTGGGGTCACATCATAACAAAGAGACTGGAGAAAACGATTTAGCATTACCATTTGAAACATGGTTAGAAAAATATACAACCAACATGCAGTTTTTTAACTCAGCATGTGCTGGTAAAGGTACTGAACTTTACCTAAATAAGATTGTGTATTTGAAAGAAAAGCATAACGTAGATGTAATACTAATGGAACTAGTCAATAATAGGTCTATGCTAAACTTTAAATGTCTTCCAGATGCATACAGTAAAATACAAAGAACAAGTGATATGGCAGATATAGAAGAAGATGTTTACAAATCATCAGCATCATCATGGGAATATTGGAGAGCAATAATACAAGATATGCAAGAACATACGTTTGCTCCTTCAGTAAAAGCATTTGAGATTTGGAAAGATGTACAATGGAATATAGCATCAACGCATCATGCAATGGAATTTTGGGGTATGCTAGATATATATCAAGCTATTAGACTTTGCAAGATGTTAGATATTGAAGTAATCACTTGGCAAAAATCTTGGAACTTTAATTCTTTACCTGGATTCGACTCTATGATACAAAAGTCAATTCATGTAGATTTTAACGGATTAAATGCACATCAATATTATGCAAACAAATACAATGACCCAGATAAAATATTTTGTGATGGTGACCATTTCAATGATTTTATTAATGAGGAAATGGTAAAGGATTTTATTGCACCCAAACTAGAGAAAGCAAAAAACATTAATAATGTTAAAAGAGCGTCTAGCCATGTCTTACACTGATTTAATAAATCGTAGAGCAACTAACGAAGCATCAGATGAATGCTATACACCAGAGGATCAAATACTTCCTCTGCTAAAATATTTAGATAAGGATAAGACTTATTATGAAGCGACTAGTGAAAAAAGCGGTAGCATTGTTTCCGGATTCAACAAATACGGTTATAATATTGTTGGGTCTAACGGTAGGGATTTCTTTGATTGTACACGGAGTGATGTCTATGATGGCATTATAACTAATCCACCGTATAGTAAGAAAGACCAATTTTTGGAACACTGCTATTCTTTAGATAAACCATTTGCTTTATTGCTTCCTGTAACAAGTTTTCAGGGTGCAAAACGAGGTAAAATGTTTATGGACAAGGGAATGTCTGCCCTTGTGTATAACTTTCGTATTGATTTTACTGGAAAAGGATCACCTACATTTGGAAATGCTTGGTTTATATGGGGGTTTATGCCTCCAAATCAAATACATTGGGTAGATAATCCAGTATCAGGAAGAGTAAAAAAGACTATTGACATTGGTAACGAATAATGTTATTATAGTATTAATGAACCATAAGGAGAACATAACAATGCAAGATATATTAAAAGATATTGTGAAGCATACACATTCGCTTGGTATTATTCAAGCGGCTAAGGTTACAACAGATGATGGCGGAACATTGATTGACGCAATGGATGATGACAGAACTGTAGTATTACGTGGAAAACTTCACACACCAGTTCCTGAATTTACAGGTAAATTTGGTTTAGGTAGACTTGGAGTATTAAACGGTTATCTAAACTACGAAGGCGAAGACAGAGAAGGTAAGTCTGTTAAAGCATCAGTAGAAGTAGGTCATGAAGAACGTAATGGTGAAACAGTGCCAACACAACTTTCATTTTCTATTCCAGGTGCAATGCAATCAACTTATCGTGTAATCGTAAGTGAACTTGTTGATGCACAAATCAAAACTGCAAACTTTAAAGGTGCCAAATGGGACGTTGAAGTTATGCCAACACAAAAGGCAATCAAAGACTTACAATACTTTTCAGGTATTCTAGGAGCATATGATCCTTTATTTACTGTTCGAACAGTAGACGGTGTACTAAAATTCTTTATCGGTGACCGTTCAACTGACAGAGTAGAACTTCCATTTGCACAAAATGTAAACGGTGAATTAAAAACAGGCTGGAGTTTTCCTCTATCGACTGTTTTAACAATTCTAAAACTTGGTGATACAAGCACAATGAGTGTGAAAATCTCAGACCAAGGTGCGATGATGATTCAAGTGGACTCAGGTTTAGGCCTATATGAGTACATTTTACCAGCTAAATCAGGCAATTAACCTAAATAATATCATAGGAGGATATTTAACATGGTTAATGACCTAAGCAAAAATAACAAAACTAGTGGGTACGCAGTCTTTCTTCCTGCAATTTCTAACTTCTATGTAAGAAAGATATCACAACACTATGCAGGTGTTACAGACATGTTCCCACCAGAACGTATCCCAAAAGGATTTGAAAATGGTCTTGATGGATTGAATATATTAGATAAAGATAAAGGTTATGTGCATTATTCACATGGTCTATATTCGGCAGGACATGCCAATCTAGACTTAGATGGTTCAAAAGTTGATGATGGTATGGTTGTAAATCGAAACCGTGAAAACACAGTACTTGTTGGGGATTCGGGTGGATATCAAATAGGCTCTGGTGCTTGGAAACTAGACTGGAGTAATTTTGAGACAGGCGCTGATTGGCAAAAGACAAGATGTGGTATTATGACATGGT